TCGTCAGAAGCTGCTACGTGGGGATAAAGCGGGTGCTGCGGAAGAGCTATTGAAGTATTGCATGGCTGGTGGCAAAATCCTGAAAGGGCTGCAGAACCGTCGGATTGACGAACGCGCCGTATTTCTGTCGTAGGAATCCCGATGCCGCTCAAAAAACTGCTACTCAAAGCCGGTGTAAACAAAGAAAACACCCGCTACACCAATGAAAACGGCTGGTATGACAGCCAATGGGTGCGGTTTCGTCAGGGTACGCCTGAGAAGATTGGCGGCTGGACACGTATTTCAATCAATACATTCCTTGGTATTTGCCGCTCACTGTGGAACTGGGTAACCCTGGCTGGGAATAACCTGCTTGGTGTTGGTACAGACAAAAAGTTTTACATAAGCCAAGGCGGTGCGTACTACGATATTACGCCTATCTCCTTTACTCATACCCTGACCAACCCGTTTGCCACTGACACGGCAACCAATACGGGAACCACCACAACCGTCACCGTTACTGATATTACCGGAGGATTTGCGGTTGGTAACTATGTGGTTTTCAATCCAACAGTCACTGTGGGCGGCGTCTCCATTGGAGGCGAGTACGAGATCAAGACTGCGCCCAGTAGCACTACCTACACCATCACTGCGACTGGCACTGCGTCCTCTACAACATCTGGCGGTGGTACTGTGTACGCCATGTATGAGCTGCCAATTGGCGCAGCAACCGTAATAGCCCAGGTGGGCTGGGGGGCGGGTGGTTGGGGGCTTGGCACTTGGGGCAATGGGCAACCTTCTACTTCTTCTTCTGACTTCCTTCGTCTGTGGAGTCAAAGCAATTTTGGTGAAGATTTAATTTACGCCTCTTCGGGCGGAAAAATGTATTACTGGAATGCAGCTCAAGGCGTTGTGCCCGTAATTACCACCATAACAATTGCGTCTCCGGGCGTTGTTACTGCTACGACAGGGTATTCCGACGGCGATGCAGTTGTTTTAAACACCACAGGGGCACTTCCCACTGGACTAATTCCTGGAACTGTTTATTACGTTGTGAATGCGTCAGGCTCTACGTTTAGCTTAGCAGCTACGTATGGTGGCACAGCTATTACTACGTCAGGGGCGCAGTCAGGCACTCACACCATATCCATCAGGGGTATACCTGTTTCGTCTCTGGGCGGAGCATCTGACGTGCCAACCATTCAAACTTTTGTATTTGTTGCTGACATCAGCCGATTTGTGTTTGCATTTGGCTGCAATGACTACGGGTCTACAGTACAAGACCCTATGCTGATTCGTTGGGGCGATCAGGAATCAGTGGTCAACTGGACTCCGTCCGCAACCAACCAAGCGGGCAGCGTTCGCCTGTCCCATGGCTCAAAACTTGTTGCCTGTATCCAGACCCGGCAGGAAATTGTGGCGTTCACTGACTCCACGGTCTATTCATTGCAGTACCTCGGCCCTCCAGTAGTGTGGGGCTCACAGATCCTGGGTGACAACATATCTATTGTTGGCCTGAACGGCGTGGCGCAATCCGCAGGCGTTGTCTACTGGATGGGTACGGATAAGTTCTATAAATATGACGGGCGGGTTCAGACCCTGCGTTGTGATCTGCGCCAATATATTTATAGCGACATCAACCTAGCCCAGTCTGAACTGTTTTTTGCCGGTACCAATGAGGGCTTTAACGAGGTCTGGTGGTTCTATTGCTCGGCCAACTCAAACACTATTGATCGCTATGTTGTCTACAACTACGTTGAGAACAACGGCGAAGGTATTTGGTTCTATGGGAGTTTGGCGCGTACGGCATGGCTAGACTCTGGCCTGCAAGCGGCCCCAATCGCCGCCACGTATGTAAATAACATCGTAAGCCATGAAACTGGGCTAGACGACAACAGCGGTGACAACCCGGCTCCGATCTATACGCTGATCAGTTCGGCAGAATTTGACATTGACGATGGGGATAAGTTTGGCTTCGTATGGCGTATGTTGCCTGACATTACCTTCCGGGGGTCTACCACAGCCTCACCCACAGGCACGATGACCTTGATCCCGATGCAGAACTCTGGCTCTGGATACAACAACCCGATTTCGCAGGGTGGCAACCCGGATGCGACTGTGACTCGCACCGCCACCGCACCAATTGAACAGTTCACTGGGCAGGTTTATGTCCGGGTGCGTGGCCGTCAGATGATTATTAAGTTTGAAAACGAACAGCTTGGCTCTCAGTGGCAGCTGGGTTCACCTCGTATTGACATTAAGACGGATGGGCGCAGGGGGAACACGGGATGACGTTAATTGTTACGTCAGAATATGCGCTCAGTCAGGTTGTACCTCCTAACCTGCCCATGGCCCCTGGGCAGTATGATTCCAGGTATCAGGAACAGTTCAACAACGTTCTGCGCCTGTACTTTAACCAGCTAAATAAGATTGTGGGGCAGCTTGTGGCGTCCAATACTGAAGTACCGATTTCGTTCCCGCCTACAGCCCTGGATGCGTTTGGTCGTCAGCGGGTAAGCCAGCCATATACCCTGTTTGACAGCCAGAACCGGTACGCTGCGGACAATCAGTTTGACACTGCTACGACCGGAACAGGATCAGCCACGTTCAATACAAACCAAGCCAGTGTCAGCATGAGCGTGACTGCTGGAGGTGTGGGTTCTGTGGTTCGTCAAACCTATCGCAGTTTCCCATATCAGCCTGGTAAGGGGTTATTAGTACTTGCCACGTTCCAGATGGACGCCAGCAGTAGCGCCAACCTCAGCCAAAAAGTTGGTTACTTCAACTCCCAGAACGGTGTGTTCTTTTCTAAGACTGATGGTACCAATGCGTTTACTCTGCGGTCCTATACCGGTGGTTCTGTAGATGACTCCCGGACAGTGGCGCAATCTAGCTGGAACGGCGACAAACTGGATGGTACGGGCGCGTCTGGCTATACCTTGGATTTAACTCACCCGCAGATTCTGTGGATGGACTTTGAGTGGTTGGGCGTAGGTTCGGTTCGCTGTGGGTTTATCATCGACGGCCAGTACATTGTTTGCCACACATTCAACACCGCCAATACCTACGGGACCACGGTCTACATGACCACGGCCATCTTGCCAGTGCGGTATGAAATTGTTTCGTCTTCAGCTGTGGCAGCTTCGCTGGTACAGATCTGTTGTTCCGTTGTATCTGAGGGCGGGTTTGAACAAACCTCAATTGACCATGTGGCGCGTCGCACCACAATCTTTAACACGATTGATACGGTAGCTACGTTCTATCCTATCGTCTCCATCCGGCTGGCTTCTGGCCGTACGGGCGCTGTGGTTCTGCCTAACAGGGTTCAGTTTCTTCCTACAACCAGCCAAAACTATGAAGTGGCGTTACTGAAAAACCCGACTTTGACGGGAGCAACCTGGGGAGCTACAGTGCCCTCAGATAGCAATGTGGAGTACGATGTTGGGGCCACGGCTATCAGCAACGTTGGGACAATCGTGCAAACAGACTATGTAACAGCTACGGGCAGTGCGGGCGTTAGCCAGACTAGCTCCACGACGGACTACAACTGGGACTTGCAGCTGGGGGCATCCATTGCCGGGGTCAGTGACGTCTACACGCTTGCTGTGCGAACAGTGTCTGGCGCAACGACAGGGGATGGGGTTGGCTCCATTTCCTTCTACGACCTGACGCAGTAAGGAATATTGTGGAAATAGTACACGTCCCATACGGAAAGGTAACAAGCCACATAAAGGCGTTGCTACCATTTTTGGAGAAATCCGAAAAGTGGAGTCATGGTCGGGCTAATGCTGACGACATCCTTCGTTTGGTTTTAACGGAGCGTTTGCATCTGTGTATTATTAAAGACAACGATGATGTCCTTGGGTATTTTGGACTTGAAGTAAAACAGTACCCCCAATGCAAAATGTTAGTCATTCAATATTGCGCCATGGAAACAGGAACACTGGAAAAAGTGCAGGATGATATGGTGCGTACTACAGAGGCCATTGCAAAACAACTTGGTTGTATTGGCATTGAATTTATTGGTCGTCCTGGATGGAGAAATGTTGTAACTTCAAATGGTTATATATTGCAGGACGTTCTGTATCAGAAGATGATTGGAGAGCCAAAATGAGTATCGGCGCAGAAGATGATACAGCAGCTCCTGAAGGAACAATTCCGTATGTACCCAGTACGCTTCTCAAAGACACAAGTCCATCGTCTTTGGTAAATGCGCCTGAAGGCGCTACTGTTATTAACCCCGCTACAGGGAAAGAAATTCCTGTTTCTTATAGCGACAGAAAAGACGTGCCCGAGGGCGCGACTGTTTTGGCCCGTACGCGCCCTGCAAGGACTTTGACCGAGGCTTACGCCAGGGCAGCGGCGGCTGAACGTGGGGAACCGGATCCTTATGCCACCTATACAATTTTTGGCCTTCCCCATGCCGAAGGAGAGTTGTACAAGAAAGTGGACGGCCTTTATGGGTTTATGAAGGACGGGAAGGAATATTATTACGCACCAAAAGAATTTGGTACTTATGGGGTAATGGGTCAAACACAAGACCCTGAGTTGGGGCGCACCCTTGTTGTAAACCGCAATCTCCAAGATAAAGATATTTTGGCGGCTGGTAAAGCTACAAAATTAGACTCCAGTATGAAGCTGGTTGACAACGATGATTTCTTTGGTAGTTTAAAAAATCCGTATGACGGATATGTTTGGGCTGCAAATGATTATATTAAGGCGCAAAACCCAGACTACACCAAGAGTTACGATGATGGTTCTTATAGCACTTACATCAACAAAAACATAAATTCAACCAGACCTGATAACTACGGAACTTTTCTTGGTTACACAAAAGATGGAAATTATGTTTATAAAAGAGGTGACGATACAGTTGTATGGAATGCGGCTGGGGACGGCACGGTAAAAACATACACACCACCCAAAAAGAGCGCCTTTCAGGAATTTGCCGCAGATCTTGGGCCATTGGCTACCGTTGCCACCGCCATATTTGCCCCTGCTTATTTGCCTTTAGTAACAGGCGCTCAGACAGCTATTCAAGGCGGAGACCTTGAAGATATTCTTGAATCGGCAGGCAAGTCGTATGTGCTTGGTCAAATAGGTCAACAGGCAGGAATTTACGGCGATCAAGCAAGTGCGGCGGCTCAATATGGTACAGATTTGGGTTCTACTCAAACTGCTATGTTGGCGGCTCAAGAAGCTGGTATGGGTTCGCTTGCAGACATTGCTGGGAATGTTATCGGCCAAGTAGGAACAAGCATTGTTTCTCCAACAATAACAGGCAGAGATACCAATCCGTTAGATGTGCTTTTAAGCAGTGGCGTTTCTGCGGCTACGCCGTTTGTAACCAATCAAATTGAAGGCTTTTCAGATTTGCCCGTCCGTGCGCAAAACGCGATTAATACCGTTGTCGCCAGCGAAATGACGGGCAGAGACCCAACCAACGCAGTAATTGCAGAAGCCTTGCGTGCCGGTAAAGACGCATATAACAATGAATTCAAAGCAATTACCGCTGGATGGGACAGTTATTCTCAGCTACAGGACGCCGCAGGTCTTGGGATTGCCACAAAGGATGATTATCTGGCTTATCAACAAGGCCCAAGAGATGATGGAACCACCGCCGGTATAAAAGAAATTGTTGATCAAACGCAGTCGGGGCCAAGGGATGACGGAACGGCTTCTGATGTTCAAGCCCTTATAGACCAAATTCAGTCTGCGCCCCAAGACGATGGGACAACTGCCGGTATTCAGGACATTATTGACCAAATTCAGTCTGCGCCCCAAGACGATGGGACAACTGCCGGTATTCAGGACATTATTGACACGTTGCCCATTCCTGTTGATAACGTAGTACCAAATCTTCCGCCTCCTGACAGCGGGAGCCTTGGTAGTGAAAGCGATTTACCTCCATACGAAGGCGGGAGTCTCGGGGATGAAAGTGATCTGCCTCCGTACGAAGGCGGGAGTCTTGGGGATGAGAGCGATTTACCTCCATACGAAGGCGGGAGTCTCGGGGATGAAAGTGATCTTCCTGGAACGGGGACACCTGGAACGGGGACACCTGGAACGGGGACACCTGGAACGGGGACACCTGGAACGGGGACACCTGGAACGGGGACACCTGGAACACCAACAACTCCTTCAATCCCCAAGCCGCCAACAGCATCGGCA